CACACGCCGGATTCAACCTTCTGTGTGATGGAAGCTGCGGCCTATGTAGCGGGTGAGCCGTGGTCTGACCATCCCGCATGTGTAGATGCCGTGATCTCTGATCTCCTGATTCGCGTCAACGATTCACTCCCGACTGACCAGGAACGTGATCGACTGCTGAAACCTTTAATTCCGCGAATCATCGGGACCAGCAGCGGTGGTGAGATCTCAGAACGGCGAGCATGGATGGTAATCGACTGGTCACTGCGAACGGTGTTACCGCAGATTTTTCGACTGCTGAAAATGGAAACCGAAGCGGCAAAGTGGGAAGCAATGGAAGAATTTACTTCTTCAAGCGCCCTCGCCCGCGACCGCGCCCTCGCCCGCGACCGCGCCCTCGCCCGCGACCTCGCCCTCGCCCTCGCCCGCGACCGCGCCCTCGAGCTCGAGCTCGCCCTCGCCCGCGCCCTCGCCCGCGAACTCGCCCTCGCCCGCGACCGCGCCCTCGCCCGCGACCGCGCCCTCGCCCGCGACCTCGCCCTCGCCCGCGACCGCGAACTCGCCCTCGACCTCGCCCGTGCCCGCGCCGGTGGCTTTACGAAAGAGGAAATTAAAGATTTCCAAGACAAGTGGGATTACTCTTTCCTGGCGCTGGTAGGGCGAATGATCGAGTTGAAGCCGTGATTTCTCTGAACTTGATTTTTGAACAAAGGAAGGGGAATTATATAGTTAACTCCCTTCGAGGTTAGAAATGCCAGTTCCTAAGATCGGCACAACCGAAGCAGATCGCCAGACGCCGGACTGTCCGAACGATGGAACGCGCATGGTGCTGGTCACCTACCGGGAGCAACTTGAGGCTTATGCAGAGCGGCTCAAAGAAGAATTCGACCGGCGGGATGTGCTGCTAGATGCGCTACGCACGGCCAAGCCCTATATCGAGTTTTACGCCGAACGCGAAATGAACTCCCCGTCTAACAATCAACAGGCGGTCATCGAAACACGGGAGATGCTGGCAAAAGTTCGCAAAGTGTTGGAAGAAAACAAGGTAGGGAGTTAAGTATATAGTTCCCAAAGGAAGGGGTTGAGGAGATGGCTGAATCAGAACTGAGAATCGCTGCCAGGGTACATGGTGACCGACTCAAGCAAATAGAGTCTCTTTCGTTGAAATCTGGCAGCCACACGCCGGATTCAACCTTCTGTGTGATGGAAGCTGCGGCCTATGTAGCGGGTGAGCCGTGGTCTGACCATCCCGCATGTGTAGATGCCGTGATCTCTGATCTCCTGATTCGCGTCAACGATTCACTCCCGACTGACCAGGAACGTGATCGACTGCTGAAACCTTTAATTCCGCGAATCATCGGGACCAGCAGCGGTGGTGAGATCTCAGAACGGCGAGCATGGATGGTAATCGACTGGTCACTGCGAACGGTGTTACCGCAGATTTTTCGACTGCTGAAAATGGAAACCGAAGCGGCAAAGTGGGAAGCAATGGAAGAATTTACTTCTTCAAGCGCCCTCGCCCGCGCCCGCGACCTCGCCCGCGACCTCGCCCTCGCCCGCGACCGCGACCTCGACCGCGCCCTCGCCCTCGACCTCGCCCGCGACCTCGCCCTCGCCCGCGACCTCGCCCGCGCCCGCGCCCTCGCCCGCGAACTCGCCCTCGCCCGCGCCGGCGAACTCGCCTGCGCCCGCGCCCGCGCCCTTGGCTTTACGAAAGAGGAAATTAAAGATTTCCAAGACAAGTGGGATTACTCTTTCCTGGCGCTGGTAGGGCGAATGATTGAGTTGAAGCCGTGATTTCTCTGGGGTTCGAACTGATCACCGGAAACCCTGTGCGCATCCCCCGCGGCCACATGGTGATCGTGGGACAGACCCAGCGCGCGGGGAAAACCACGGCGCTGGAAGCGTGCGCCATGCGTTCCGGTTATAGCTCGGTCGCCTTTCTTACAAAGCGCGGGGAAGGTTCTTTCCGCGTCGCGCATGAGATCCCGCCCTATTATGAAGATCACATTGACTGGCGCACCATCCGCGCGCTGTGCGAAGCGCTCACAGAGGAAAAATGGGACAAGTTCCAGCGCCAGTGCCTGCGCTCCGTTTGCCGGGCTGGGCAGTCGGGCCGCGGGAAAAGTTTCGTGGAATGGCCCAAACCGGAAAACCTGGCCGATGTCCGCAAAAATGTGGACCTGGCGCTTACTAAGGCCACGGGCCAGAGGGAACTTATTTTTGGCGAGATCCAGGACGATCTGCACACCGTAGCCGACGAAGTTCTAAAGCTGAAAGAGAAAACCGGATCCATCGAGATGCATCCAGGCCTGAACGTGATAGATCTGGAGCGTTACGAGTTCCACATAAAGAGCCTGATCATCCGTTCTGTGATCCGCTGGGTGCACCAGCACGCAGAGAAAACCATCGTGGCCATCCCAGAGGCTTGGCTATTCGCACCGTCCCAACGCCGTTCCCCGGTGCGGGACGCAGCTGAAGATTTCATCCGCCAGGGTGCCGCGCTGGAAAACTTTCTCTGGATCGACTCCCAGAATATTTCCGGAGTGAGTGCCGTGCTGCTGAGTCAATGCCGGGTGTGGCTGTTCGGGGTGCAGCGCCTGCGTTCTGAGATCGAAAAGACGCTGGACGCGATCCCTGACAACATCTATCCGCGGCCGAAGGCCAGCGAGATCGCCACCCTGGGCAAAGGCGAATTTATTGTATGCTTCGATCAGGAAATGTATCGTTGTTACGTTTGGCCGGCCTGGATGCAGTCCGCAATCCATGCCCAGGCCATCGCGCGCGGGGAAGAGTCCGTAGAAAGTGCGCGGGAGATCGTCAGGGAATTCGATGAGGAAACCGCATGACCATACCGAATAAGTACTCATCGCAAACGAACGTTCTACCGCCCCGCTGCCCGCACTGTAAAGCTGATTTGGCCGAAGTGAATACCTACCAGTGGACAAAGCAGATTGCCGGCGGGCAAGGCCTATCGATGATGATGGCGATCTTCTGCGTAAACCCAGAGTGTCGTGCACTGCTGCACACTCAGATCTTCATCGTGGCGAATGCCCAGGAACAGAGCCCGATCGTGGGCCCGCACTAGCTAGTGCGCTGTCCAGTTCGTCCCATTACAGTAGGCCAGCACTTTGTTCGCACCGCCGCCGGCGCTGATCGTCGCGTTATAGGTGCCAGTGTTGGCATCTGAGATCGGGATCGTCTCACCGCTCGTGTTCGCTCCGCAGCTGGGCAGTCCCGAAAATGCGATCACCGTCTGCTGGATCCCGCCGGCCACTACCGTGATGCCATGCGGATCCGTGCCACCGCCCACGGTGGGATCCTGCACGTAAAGCCCATAGACGTGAGTACCGGCGCTGACAGGAGAAAGGGCCAGCAGCGCTGCACAGAACGGCTGTGATGCCGTCGCTGCCGTATTGTTGCAAAGTCCTGCGACTCCAAACCCGGTGGTGATCGTTGTACCAGGTGAGCCGTATTCCTGAAAGGCTTCACCCAGCACACCACCGAAGTTGGTGATTGTTCCCCCCGGGCCGCCCGTGTTGAGTGCGATGCCCGTGGTGCCGATGTGCCATGGCACGGTGCCGGCGCTTTCGTTGCTAGTGGCTGTCCCTTGCAGTGCCGAGTAACCCAAGGGGCTGCTGGTCAGACCGCCTGGCGCGGTTAGTTGCGCCTCAAAGCCAATGTTGTACCCAGTCTGATCGGTGGGGAAGTGCGCCGAGATCAAACCGCCGCGGCAGTTTGAGACGTCCGGGAAGGATCCCGTCCCGCACTGCACACTGCCCGTTGGATAGGTCACATTGCCGAAAAATGCGCCGTTCGTGTTCCCCGTGAGGCTGGAAGGCTGGGATTTCAGGGCGATAGTGAACGTCAGGAGATCCGTGCCATTAAAGCTAGTAGAGGATAGACCACCGATCGAACCGGCACCGGTCCAGATGGCCAGCTGATTTGCTGCTCCTGAGCCCGTGACCGTTCCGGTTCCGGCCGGCGCGTTGCCGATCGTGCTTACATTCCAGTTCGTACCGTCGAAACAGGTAACGATCGGCCGATTGGCGGGGATATCTCCCGCGGCGAGTGCAGTGCCCAGCCACTTCTGGACGGGATCCGCTGCGGAACTGTTCACGTTGATAGTCAATGCGCCGCTGTTTGGTGTCGTCGTCGTATACACAATGCAACTGCTGGCAGTTGGCGTAAAGCTGGGGCTGGTGGTGCAGCTTTGCGCCGTGGAGGATCCGGAAGTGTCAGCGCAGATCAGCAGCGCACCCGTGGCGGAAGTGAACGTGAAGGTAAGCGCCGTGGCTGATGCGCGCAGCGTCGCACCGATGTCCTGCGAGGATCCGGAGATTGTGACACCGGTGACGGTGAAACACTGGGAACCCTTGCCGAAGTCAGGCTGCACCGTCCCGATCGCGGAACACACCGTGAATGTGTATGTGCTGCTGGCTGGGGTGAGTAGCGTGTTATCTGCCAGGGTCAGAATGAAGTGGCCACTGGAATCGAGCCCGCTGGCCTGGGTGGGCTGAAAGTACGGCTGTCCCGTGCTGGTAAACTTCGGCGTTCCCGTGGCCACGATCTTGGTGGCGATCGTGCCGAAGGCATAGGGCAGTCCGTTCGGATCCGTCACCGTGCCGCTGACCGTGGTGAACTGGGCCAGCGCCAGGACGGGACAGAAGAGCAGGAACAGCAAAAGTTTTTTCAGCATGATCATTCCTTTTTCGGGTCGTTTTTCTTGGCAGCCTGGACCGCCGGCGGGCCGTAGTCAAGCGTTTCACGGTTGAGCACCCAGTTTTTTGGATCCACACCCTGACTCATTCTCTCGATTGCTTTATCCAGTTCGGCTGTGGCCTGTTGCTGCTCTTTCACGTAGACATCCATCTGCTGCTGTGCCTGTTTCTGTACCCGCTCAAAGTTGAGATTAAGCGCAGTGATGTCCTTTTCAGTCTTGTCTAGCTTTCGCTGGATTTCTCTCAGCTGCAGCTTTTGCTGGTCGGTGAGCCGTGGCGGATCCGACGGCGCCGGCGAATTCTGGGTGATGCCGATGGCGGTGAACAGGATCACGATCGAGAGTATGGAACTTACGCGTTTCATGGTGTTTCGCTCCTATTGTGCGGTGTTGGTCAGGGCGGTGACGGCTGCCACATTCGCGCCGATGTCCAGACCGTCCGATCCAGCATTATGATACGGGCTCGCACCAGCGCACGGCGCCGCGGGAGTGTTCACCCCGGTGCACAGTCGGTAATCGCCACCTTGGCCGGCAGCCATAGCAGCTGCAGCGAGAAAAGCGATTAGGATGAGAATCTTTCTCATAGTCAATTCAAATTCACGTCCATCGCAAATACCGGCGTGCCGCTGGGGAAAGTCGCGGTTTTGCCCACGTTCTCCGTCTGCAGCACCACCAGGCCTGTCTGTTTTGAGATTGGATCCGTGATGGTCGGAATTGCCAGCGTGTAATAGTGCGTCCCGTTGGCGAGCGTTACGCGCGTCCACTGCGCGTCTGAGGTCGTGCCACTGAAAACGGTGCTGCCGTTGACGTTCACAATGCACGTACCGCCAGCACCGAAGGTTCCCCCGATGTTGATCGATCCCGATGCAAGTGTGCCAGTCTGCAGAGATACAGAACCCGTAGCAGCCACACCATTCAGGAAAAGAACAGGCGCCGTGGGAACGATCAGTGTGGATGAGAGTGCAGAGATCGCGCCACCCTTCGCAGTCACGTCACCGATGATTTGCGCAAATGCAAGGATGGAACACAGGAACAGCATGGCCAGTATTTTCGTTTTCATATTTTTCTTCAATTCATCTGCCGCATTTCGCAGTCGGTGCGGCCTGACACCGTGATGCTGTTCGTGCCGTTGGCCACGGTCCCCAGCGTGATGGTTTGAATGTTCGCGCTGTTGATAATGCTGGCTTCTAAGTGGATCCGGCGCGCAGCTGCACCTGGTGCACCGGACGCGCCAGAGTTCGTGCTGCCCGAAACCCAGGTGGTCTGCCCTAGAAAATCCACGAACTGAGGGACGCCGGCAGCGCCCGTGTTCCCAGAAAACGACAGATCGTAAGAACTGGGATTCGATGTTCCGGTGAATCCAAACGCGATGGTGGCTGTGGCCGCGAAGGTCACCGGAATCTCACAGCGCAGTTTGTAATATTTGCTGGCCAGCAACGGAAAACTTATGCCGAAATACCATGATTGACCGCTGGCGCTCGAGGTTGCTGCCGTGGACAGGGTTACACTGGTGCCGCTCTGTACTGATGCGATCTGGGTAATCAGATCCGCGCCGGCAGCGCCGCACGCCACGCACACAAACCAGCTGTTAACGTCGCCCTGGGTGAAGGCTGCCGTTGCAGAAGTCAGGGTAGTGGTGCCATTGGTTACGGCATCCGTTCCTTTACGCCCGGTGCTCAGCGGGTGCTGCGCCGTCGACGTTTGAGCGGACATGGCCGCGGCCAGCGTAACGCCCTGCGGACGGCTGCTGCCACAGGCATTGATTGCTGCTTGCGCCGTGCCGATGAAGTTCGGTCCAGTGCCCTGCCGTTCGTAGCGAGTCAGATAGCCATCACCACCGGTGCCGATAATGGTGCATCCCCGCAGATTATCCACCAGGGTGTTGGTGACACCAGCAAATTGCAGGTTAGCTAAACTGACAGAGGTTGTGCCCGCCGGATTGCCGCTTCCGATCACGATGCCGTTTGTGTAGTTGCCCGGAATGGTCACGGTGTCGATCGAGACTCCCCCAGAAAAATTAGTGACTTCTGGGCACGCGATGGGGCAGGTGGTAATAGGCACCGCGCCAGCGTTCTGGCCGATGCTAATAAAGGTGTTTGGATTCGAGTTAGCCTGATTATCTTCGGCGTGGATGTTTGTGATCTTCGTTCCGGGCCCACCTTCGATGTCTGCGCCCAAGTCGGCGCAGTTGGCGCGATCTAAGCTAAAAGTTACGTCGTCAAATTCGTGTGGAGCACCGCCTGGCGCTCTGAGGATCAAAGCAACTGTGGTGTGGGTGCAGGAGGTTGGCTCATTCAAGATCAGGCCCGTGAATGGCCCACCGTTGTAAACCAGTCCCTCAAAATCAACAGCTGAATTGGGCCAGTCCGCCGCAGTCACCTGCGAGAGCGTGAAGTTTTCCTGCATGCTATAGTTGGCGAAAACGGCGTTACATCCCGATTGATTCCCGCACGAATAAGTCCCACCTTCGATTCCGCTGAAAGAACCGCCCACGTCGCTTCCAGTCTGATTGAACGTCCCGGCCGGAAACAGATCGCCCTTGATCACGAAGTTGACTTGACTCGCATTCGCCTGTCCGTGATGGCCGGCGGCAGACGTGTCATTCGTTCCCACTGTCAGGGATGTGTCGCTGTTCACAGCGAGCACCATGCCGTATATCTGATTCCCGCATAGGGTGCCGCACGTCGTTGTGCCGTTCCCTTGACACGCGGGCCCATTGTTCCCGGCCGTGCCGCACACCATGATCAGTTCATAAGGCTGGACGCAAGGTCCACCGCTGCATCCCGTGGCAAAGTGTGTGCCCGTTCCGGTGACGGTCAGTTGATATTGAGCAGTCCCGCCAGCGACCAGCGTTGCCGCGCTGTTGGTGATCGTGCCGGTGTTGTAGACGGCTGGGAATGATGTCGATGCGATCAGCGTTTTTGCCGTCGCGCGCTTCCCTTTCACTCGCCAGAACCAGCACGCTGGTAAGGGCATGGGGCCATTGATCGCAATGGTTTGGCCGCCGCTCACCCAGATCTCACCGCACTTCTGCACTCCGGTAAAGTTCGTGGTTCCGTTGGAGACGATCGCTGCGAAAGGATAGGTGGAGAACACTGAACTTTGTGGCAGGTTCATCAAATTGATGATTCCGTAGCCACCTGTTCCCGATTGAGCATTCCCTGGAATCGCGGCGATTGCGTTCGCAAGTAGAACGTCTTCGTGGCCTGCGGTGTACCCACTGGTGAATTTTGAGGCGTCTATGGGGACGCTGGTGCTCCACAGCACTGCACTTCCGATGCCGCTGGTCAATACCTGGCTTGCGGTTCCCAGGGATCCAGTATTGTCCGTTAAAGTTCCGTTCGATCCGCCGCCCGTGGGGAAAATTGCGCCAGTCTTGCCAACCTGGAAGACGCTGCCGTTGTCGTCTTGGAAATCGTGGATCAGGAACGTCGTGCCCAGAAAGTTCGCAAATCCCCCGCCCGCTGTGGCGCTGTCCACAAATCCAGTGAAATTTCCGCTGGCCGAACCGGTCTGATCCACGTTCGTATACGAGCCAGCTCCGATTGCGTTGGTCGAGCCAGAAGAGGCAGCGAAACTGATCGGAACCGCGAAGGAACCAAAAGCAGCGCCCGGCACGTTGCTCGCGGTGCCCGGCACTCCAGTCAGCGAAGCGCCCAGGGATGCAGCTTGGAATGTGATCGGGTTTCCTGCCAATTCGATGTTTAATAGAGTGCCAAAGACGTTTGCAAAATTGACATTCAGAAAGGAGTCATTCGCTACAAAGGCAACACTCCCGCTGTGTCCACCCGTTTGAGTGAATGTCAGGGTGCTGGTGTCGGCTGCCGGTGTCGTTCCCGTCTCAATATTTTGGATTGCCCAGGGGACAGTAATCGAGGCTGATCCATTCCAGACGTTCCCGGCCAGATTCAGGATGGGGCTGTTCTGATCGACCAAGGAAGTCGCTGCCGTGGTATTCGCCCACGTCCAAGGCGCGGCGCTGGTTTGGTTGAACGTACTGCTAAAACCCGCATTGCTCAGGGTGAGATTTGCACCCGCACTAGTCAAACCGCTCCACACTCCAGACCCGCCGGTATTGCAGCTTGGGCAGCTGAGGACACCAGCAGTCAGCACAATAGGACTGGTCACGGAAGAGGGAATAGCCACCCATCCGCCGCCGTTCGTATTGATTGAAGGGACGCACCCGGCAGCAAGGCCGAATCCACCAGACCCCGCGGAGAGTGTGGGAAGTGTTCCGCATCCCGGGCCGGTCAGAGAAAGAGCACCAGCACCGCTGAGAGTTACGGAAGGGGTTGAGATCGGTTCGGTGCTCGAGACAGTTGTACCGTTATCCGATAGTGGACCGTTTCCCAGCGCGCTGGCACCACTCCACTTGGCGAAAAATGTGATAGTCCCACCGCCGGTGAGTGTCCCGCTGCCAGGGTTGAAACTGAGTGCCAGCGCTACCGCGTCAAGCTGTGCCGTGATGCTCTGGGTGCTTCCGGAAATCGTGATGGGGGCGGCGAGAGAGAAGCAGACCGGGCCCTTACCGCCGGATGGCTGAATCGATCCGCCGTTAGAGCACACCTGGAAGTTCCACTGTGTTCCACCTGGGGTGAGCGCGGTGTTATCCGCCAGTTGCATCACAAAGCTGCCGTTGATGTCCAGGCCCACCGATTGCGATGGTGGGGAATAGGGCTGGCCCGTCGCGGTGAAAATAGGAGTGCCGGCAGAAATCAGGCTGGGTGTGATCGCGCCGAAGGCGTAGGGCAGCCCATTCGGATCTGTGACCGTGCCGCTGACCGTAGTGAACTGAGCGAGCGCCAGGACAGGGCAGAAGAGCAAGAGCAATGCCAGTGCTGAAATTCGTTTCATAACGCGCGCCTTTCTCCGAAGGCTTTCATCTGTGTCCGGTGCTTTCCGGACGTTTCAGATCAGATCAAAAATTGTGTACAGTGTCAGCGCTGCCGCGGCAGCGATTCCAAGGATCTCGGCAGTGCTGGGCCCGCTTCCGTCTACGGCGCTGACAGGCACAGTACCTGTGTCCCCGGATCCATCTGCACCCGTAGAATCTGCCGGCGGTGGTGCCTGGGAATCCACGGTAGCCACCAGGCCAGCCAGGGCAGCGAGTGTGGTGCTGGGATCCACACCCAGAGCGCTCGCCACAAAGGATGCGTAAGTGAAAGCGTTGCCCTGGGAATTCGTGGTAGGTGTGGGCTGGCCCAGATAGTGCGCCATGATCTGCAAGAGGCTGAACCCGGGGAATTCACTCACATAGGCTGAAAGCTGGTTATAGAGCGCCTGCCAGCCGGCCGCGGTAGATGGGAAGATCGCAAAGCCGCTGCTGTCCTGGCCGGTTGCCCCTGCCTGGCCAGCGAATTTCAGGTTACCTGGATTGTTGTTACGCGCTGCCACCGTCCCCGCAGTGTTGAACCCTTCAAACTGCGCGATCGCTTGGGCCCAGGTCTGGATGAATTCTGGCACCTTATCCCGCCTCTTCCTCTTCTTCGAAGTCATCCGGATCGGGAAGCTCATCAGCGTCGATCTGGTTCACTTCTTCGATCACCCTGCCTTCATTTTCAGCCGCGCGGAAATATTCACAGGATGAAAGATGCTCCCGGTAGTAGGTACGTGCTTCCTTCTCGTTGACTCCCCAAAACTGGTGAGTCACCTTGATGGTGTTGTCTCCAGGATCCACAATGTGCACTTCGATTACACAGGCCATATAAGTCCCCCCATTACGGCATCACGGCCGGCGATTGCTGCAGCGAGTGCACGCCGGCGCAGATCTGGCCGGCATCTTTCACATAACCAGGCATCACAGAAACTGCAGTAGCTGCACGGTTTCGTGGTTTCGTCCCCGTCTACCAGAAAACACACGTCGCAGATGTGCCACATCAGATTCATCGAACGAACCCCGCGGCGATACTTCCCAGCTTTGCGCCCACGTCAAGGATGGCCATGCCGATCCGCTTGGCCAGCGATGGGGGACGGGTGAGCCGGTGCACCGCCTGTTCGATGTCGGCCGTAGCTTTTTCCAGGTGATCACTGGTCTGCGTCAAAGTGGCTGCACTCTGGTCCAGGTTCTTCGCCAGATCTGCGATCGCGGGATCGTCCAGCTGAAAGGCCAGCACGTCCCCTGCGTGGCCGAAGGCTGCCAGGCTCAGTTGCGCCTGGTCGGACGTGAGCGTTAACTGGCGATCGAGATCCGGCAGTACGAAAGAATTCACGGTTTCGTCGCTGTGTTTCACGAACAGGCCGAACCGGTCAATGGTCAGGCGTAGCGCCTTTACCGTTTTGTCTGAGTCTGCGCTGGTCTTCTGCCAGTAGGCGCGCTGTTCAGCAGCTGCAGAATTTAACTGGCCGGCGGTGGAGTCGACGCTGGCCAGCACCTGCTCGAGCCGCTGCGCATCGATCGAGAAATTTGCGCTCTGCACTTTCAATACACTGTCCAGATCCTGCAGCGTCACATTCGCCTGGTGCGCGATCTGGTGAGTGTCGTAGCACAAGAGGGCCGTACTCGTTCCCAGGGACAGAAGAGCGAGCACGGCCGCGATCTGTAGAACTGTTTTCACTTGCCAGCAGTCGGTTCTGCCGGCGCTTCTGTCGGTGCCGGCGGTTCTGTCGGTGCAGCCTTTCCCGGCATCTCTCCCAGGATTGCATCGATCTCTTCGATCACCGTATTAACTATGGCCGAAACTTTCGCCTGCGTTTCAGGATCCTTCACGTCGGCAGCTGTCAGCAGACTGGAAAGATTCGCTTTCACCCCTGCCAGGAGGTTCTCCAATTCTGCGGCCGCTCCTTCATTCGTACCGGATTGCACGGATGACACAATGCGCGCCGCCGCTTCCAGATCACTCTGGACGGTTGACACCACTCTGCTCACCAGGGCCGCAGCCGGCGCGCCGGCGGTGAGCGTTATGAGCGTGGTGAGTAACGGACTCACCACATTCAGAGTGTTGATGGCCACTCGCTCCCAGTTGGTGGAGCCCAGTAACTTCTCAAAAAAACTCTTGATGTGAGAGAAAAGCGATTTCATTTTGTCTGCTCCTGTCGTGGTGGTGGATCCTGTTTGGGTGGTGCGAGTTCTGCCACTTCAGTTCGAAGTCCTGGAATCAGGCCGAAGATCTGGTACAGCATGCCGTTCGCGCAGAAACCGCCGAATCCAGCAACCATGTAACTGGTCACCGGGAAGCCAGCTGCCTGCAATTTCACTGTGGCCGTGTGTACGATGAATCCATAGAACAGGCCTGAGAAGAAAGCACGCTGCGCTAGGTTCACCAGGTGGAAGTGAAGCCAGGCCTGCAGTCCCGTGAATCCGCCCGGCAGCCCGTTGGTTTTGGAACGAATGGAGTTCTGCGCCTGACCCGCCACAAACAGCACCCAGCCCATCCCGTAAAGCACGATGTTTGCCACGTGCAGCATCAGTCTGATCCCTCTGCGTCTGAAATGTGGCTGTAATCCCTATAGATCGAAATCACTTTCTTGCCGCGTTCCGGATCCGTTGACCAGGTTTTGGAAACTTCCGTCACATACAATTCTGGATCCGTCGCTGCTAGTGCTGCCTTGTAATGAGGGTACGCATTAGAAAGTCTTTCCAGTGTGGCCATCCGATCCGCAAAGCAACTGCACCAGTCGGGATAGACCACCCAGCTGGCGAGTACGCGGGTCCATTCCCCATTTTCGAATTCGCGCGTGGGTAGGTTCGCCGTCCCGTACACAGGATGGGCATGCTGCTTTATTCCGAACAGGTTGAAATCTTCCCGCGCCAGCGCGCTGAGTCCATAATTTGACTCTAGCGCCGCTTCACAGGCTGCCATGACGGGAAATGGGTGATTCGCGCGGCTGGCTTCAGCAGTGGCCTTTTCGATGAATTCTCGCTGCAGGGAGTTCATTTACTCTTCTCATCGATCTCTTGATGGCGTTTGACTTCGAGACGCCAGCCGTCTTTCTTCGCCCACTCTTTCAGCTTTTCCAAAAACTTTTCATCGTGGGTTGACACCACCGCAATGTTACTTTTCCCCTGCCACAAGGACACCACGAAGCTGATCACGGTTCCCTTACTGCGATGACACAGTGAAGTCCATCGCCACCGATGCCTTGACACAGATACCAGTGAGAAAATTCACGTCAAACGTGAACGTTTGCAGCGTCGTTGCCGTGGCCGTGATCACTGCCACGGTGTTCGTGGACGGGGTAGCGGTGCAGCTGGCTGCCGGCAGATCGAAAAGTGAGATCGTTCCCGCTGCACCGGTGTTCACCGTCAATGTGTGGAGAAAGCCAAACGTTCCCTTTACCGCAGTGGCAGTGGTGGTGGTGACGTGGGTGTAACTCTCGGCCGGCGCATTCGCTCCAGGCTGTGTAAAGAGATACTCCGCGAAGATTGTCCCCACCACGCTGTTTGTTGTGTACTGCAGGATCAGATTCTGGCAGGAGAACGGCGGAATGATGAACGTCTGCAGCGCCGTGGTGTTGGCCAGAGTCGTGTTATAGACGGTGACCGTTTGCAGTCCGGCCGTTTCACACTCCACCTGCAGGGATCCGCCGGCGCCGGCCACGCTATATTGAAAATCGACCTGGCCGGCAGCTGAGGAAAATGGCGTCTGAAACTGGAAAGCACTGCTGCTGCCCTCACCGTTATTGTTGAAAACAATCTTGTCAGTCTGGGCCAGCGCATACGCTGCGGTGGGAGAATCGTAAGTTCCCCAGGCGCCGGAATATGTGGCTGTGTAGGTCCCAGATACACAGAAAACTTTGATCTGGATCTTTGGATAGTACCCACTGCCCTTTACCGTACCCATGGCCATGAGTGGGTCCGAGATGCTGAAAACGTTCCCCAGAACGTCGACACCCTGGATGGTGGCCTGGAATTCGACGGCGCCCGAGATAGCGGACACGGTGAGATAGTGCTGGGTCTGTCCCAGGTTCTGAATTGCGTAGAACTGGGAAGCGCCATTGCACGCCACATTTTGCGCCAGCACCTGCTGTTCCGTCTGGGGTGCCACGTAGCCGATGAACTGCGCACGCGCCAGCAGCGCCGGAAGAAAAATCATTCCAGCGAGAATGGCGAAGATTCTCCGGATCCTTTTCATCCCAGCCATGATGATTCGCTCTCCATTTCACGGGGATAGAGATACCCAATGAGTCGGCCTCCGGACAGTTGGCCGGCAGCAACGACCGCGACATTCTTCACCACCAGGGTTAGAACCTGGTTTTCCACGATGCGAAAGCCGGCGATCTCTACCGGATTTGCTGGTGAGCCCAGGCTGGCCAGGATCAGATCGTAATTCACGGATCCCGGCGGTGGTGCACCGTCCACCAGTATCTGCCAGATGACTTGGCCAGATCCTTCCACCCATCCGCCGCCCACGAAGTTGTTTGCAACTTTCTTGATGATCCCGTTATGCCCGATGGGAACCTGGAATTTAATCACGTTCGCCTGGGCGCCCATCGCGGGCAAATTCACGTAATTCACCAGATCCACGTTTTCCCACTGGTCCGGTGGATCGATCCAGATCGGCCGGCGAACCGGTTGCACCCGAAGGCCTGCACCTTCCTGTTCGCTCATCGATGTGCGCCCACCAGCGTGGCGGCGCGGCAGTGGTCTAGTACTCATTGCTGAGCGTCCCCTGGAATGGTGCGGCGAGCCCGTAGAGCACCAGCTGCACTGTGTTTGGGTTGGGTTCCATGTTCTGCAGGATGACCAGCGCTTGCGGTTGCGGAAGATCGAAGGCGTAGGGCTCACGAAGGAAAAACGGCGCGCCGGCGCTGCCGGCAAGATTAGGGAATTGGATGCCGCGATCTCCACCGATCTGCTGATTCCTGGTTTTGTCGTAAAGGAACACGCGAAATCCGCCCACCGTGTTGACCGTAGCGCCGCATAGAATGGCCAGCAACTGAAAGTCGGTCATCAGATCCACTTTCACCTGCAGCTGCTGCTGTGCACCCAGGACCGCGTTTACCACTTCCCAGCGTGGCTGGTACCCCTCTAGCCCAGGCGGTGATTTTTCCGCCATGCGGTACACCTGTTCCTGGTAGCGGAACAGGGGCAGCATGCGCGCCAGGGGATGCGTAAACTCCTGGCGCAGCGATCTGAGACTGGCCTGATGCATCGTCCCTTCTTTCTAGTGACCAGCGTTGCCAGCTGCCGGCGTCGCGGTGTTCTTCTGCCAGAGTTTGAAGCCAGAGAACACCAGTTCCACCGTCTGCTGCGCACCGGATGAATCGGTGAAATAAACTGTGTAGCTTCGTGATGCTGGCATCACGAAGGGCACCGCCAGCGGGAACATCGCAGAAGCCGATGCGAGCCCACAGAGCAAGTTGAAGTTGATCCCGTTGAAAGAACCGGCGCCAGAGACTGCCGACGCGGTGGTGCCGATGAAATCCCGGCCAGTCGCCGCTTCCTTGATCAGAACCTTCAGGCTTGCGGCAACGGTAGCCGATCCGACCAGCCACCACCATTCGAAATCTGCGTCCGTCTGAATCTGCAGATTTGTCGGGCTCTGCACCGCGTTCGCGGCCACTACGGGATCGATCACGTAGGAGTACCATTGCCGCTCAAAATTGTCGTCCGTCTGGGACTGTTGCGCCTGCGTCATAAGCAGCGCCTCTCTCTCTTTTGAAAGTCTGAGCCGGGCCGCCCGCTCCCGGCTCGCTTGATCTTGCAACGGCGAGCGCGTTGGTTGATGGCTACAGCACCGCGCGCATCAGCACCCCTTCGAGGTACACATGCGCGTTGATGCCCGTTCCCACGAACTGCGTGGCCGGCGCTGCTGCGAGCGTCGTGAACGCGGCCGAACCGGTTAGGGTCGGGTCGAGTGTCACGAAAAAGTTCTGTTGCTGCTCGATCAGCTGGCCCAGGATGGGATCCATTGCTGGAAGCCCAGGAACCTGGGGCATGTCGTCGGTGATGGTGTTCGTGTTCAAAGCATGCGGGTACCCGTTCGATCCGCCGTTGGCCATGGTGCCGCCAGCAGCAAGCGTCTGGGTAGAGATGTAGAACCCGAACGTACCACCACCCGCCGGGCACTTCTGCGCCAGTCCGGTCCAGTAGTCTTTTCCGGAGATCTGGAGTTGCAGCAGTGTCTGTCCGATGAACGAAGCCAGATCCTGCGGTGCGACATCGTTGCGCAGAATCAGTGCGATCGCCTTGACCAGCATCTTTTTTGGTGCGTCCAGCATGCCGGGCTGCACCAGGTTGGTGTGGTACAAGGTTTTCACCAGGGCCGCGCCGCCGGCCGGCGTATAGTTCGCGCCGATCGGTTGGGCAAAAAGGCTCTGTTTCGTCACCGCCGTGGCAACCGCGACACCATAGAAGTCGTAAATGGGTTGGACCAGGTATTCGAGCTGGCCGGCAATGATGGGGTTCTTGCGCAGCATCTCGGTCCTGGGCCGGCCCACTTCGTGTTCCGTGATGGCGCGGCAACGGGTGAAACGTGACTGAAATCTTGAGTTGACCATTTGTTATCCGCCTCCCTTCTGGTCTGGATCGTGTTGCACTTGTGTTACATGGTCAAAAACTTGTTGCCCAGTTAGAACCGGGTTTGATAGCGCGAACGATAGCGCTGGTAACCCATTCCACTGGTGCCTTTCCCACCCGCTTGCGCGGATGGTGCCGGCAGCATGATCGTGGGTGCAGTGGCGCGGCCGTAGGCGTCTGAAGTCGTCGGTGCCGAGAAATAGCTGGGAACGTACAGTCCCAGTCCGGGCACAGTGACCCCCAGCTGCCTTGCAGCTTGAATGAAGCTCATAAGCAGCCCGCCCTTCAGCAGTTCTTCAGATTCAGCTGCGCCTACCACTGACTTTCCCGCGAACATGAGACCGACCGCGGCAGCGATAGTTGCGCCAACATTTAGCCAACCTGACTGCCCGAGAAAGCCAGCAATATAAGCGCTCCCCGCCGCTCCGATGCCGTTGTACATGACATCCTTCACGACAGAACCGCTGATCCCGAAAGGATTGTGCCGGCGTGCATAACGCCGGTGGTGTCTGTGATGCGCCATAGTGCTTTTATCTCCTCTCTCGCCTTCCCGCGCGAAGTGACTTCGCGCGGTATAGGACGGATTGAACACCCTGATTTCCGCCAAAACTTTTATCCTCCCAGCTGAAACCGCCCGCCCACGAAGTAACCCTGCATGCGTTCTGGGTTTGAATCGTCCAGAAGCAAGCTGAGCGTGGTGCCATCTGTGGGATTGGTTCTCCCGCGGATCTTTCCGAAACCTTGCGTGCCGGCGCCCATCACCATCAGCGCGATTTCCATGATGGGGTGAATGACTCCGTAAGTTCGGCCGGTGCGATCCGTAATCTTGTCGCTCACGCGATCGCCCACCACCGGGCAGCCCACCAGCAGCTGGGGCATCCTGGGCGGGACGCATCCCTTACAGCCCGTCTTTGTTGACTTGGGACAGGAGTGCTGCGCGTGCGCTGGCACCCAGCGAGGATCCGGAATCTTGGGAAGCGCCGGCAAACCGAACGGCAGCAGTAGATCTTGGTGATCTCTCGATACCGCCAGGACAGGGGAATCATCGTTCGTGAGCCAATCGAGCGTGATGCCAGCCCACAGCACCGCCTGCGACTCCGAGAAAGGATGCAGACCGGGCTGATCTTTCAGCGCCTTCGACTGGTACGAGTTATTCCAGCGTGGACGCGACTGGGAAAATCCGGAGATCGATCGCTGTTTTTCAAACACCAGCGCAGTCAGGCGTCCCGCAATGATGTAATTCTTGTTGCGGATGCACTCCTGCTGGATGCCGATGCGATCGGCCAGCTTGAACGTCGACGGGATGATCAGATTCGCGGATGATCGAACTGCTGTTGCGCTTGCCATTTGTAAAATTCGCCCTCTCTCGGAGCGTCTGTTCTGTGTCCGGTAAGGCCCGTCAGCTACGCATACAACACGCTCAGGAGTGCCGGACGTAAAACTTTAGTTCACAATTCCTTCCTGCCTGATCACGTACTCGCCACCTTCCAACAAAAGCCGTTTGTTGCGCGCGTCGAACAGCATCACCGGTCGTACCCCAGTCTCTTCTCCGAAACTGTGACGCCACGCATCCTGGTCAGGATGTTCCACGTGTTCCTTGCGCTGCCGGTAATCGATGCGAGTGGCCTGGCCCAGTTCATAAATGCCCGGCCGGATCTCGATCGCACCGAAAACGCTCAGGCCTGCACTCACGTCCTGATCCCCGCCCACGAAATAAATCTGCCGCGCCGTCTGGTCAGCAACTGCGATCACACCGTGCAGTGTGATCGTCTGGACCTGGCCACCAGTCCTGGGTTTCACGTAGAGCGTGAGCACTTTGCCCAGCATGGCGTAATCGCCCGCCGGCATGTGTGGCTCATCGTAGATCTTGACTCTGCCCACCGGCGTACCGGTGAACGATTCGCGCAGTGCTTCGGCCGAAGGATTCCCGCGGGGTTGCCAGTGGTGCGGCAGCCTGGTGCGCGTGCGCATCGTGGCACCCTGGGGAAGATGGGGCCCGCGGTGTCTTGGTTTGCGCGTGCACCGTTCTCCACCGATCATCGCGCCGCACACCGGCACCGGGTTGATCGGCATTCCGTGCGCATCGTAAAGCTGTTCCCCGTATAGCTCATGGAAAACTTTCGATGTCTTCGTCTTGCGCTGTGATGCGCGTCCCGCTCTCGCCAGGCGCTGCAATTCGCTGCGATCTTCCTTGACCCTTTGGCTGCGCCGCGCGCGGAATTCACGGCGTGACTGCGACAGTTCTTTCTTCGTGGGTTTCGATGGACTGAAACCGAAAAAGCTGGCCAGCGAGTTCGGCCGTGCGTCCGCGGGATTGTTCCGGATCACCAGCCGCGCGCCAGGCTGCAGCACAATCTCCTGCACGTTCTCATGCGGGTTCGCACCCATCACCAGCAGTTCGCTGGGATTGTTTCGATTTTCAGGATGCCGCAATCCCCGGAACACATCGCGGAGATTTTTCGCTGCTTCTTTACGCGTGAAGCCAGTCGCAAACTGATTACCGAATCGTGGATCATACTTCGTGGCCATGTATTTCTGGACAGACTTGTCAAACGTCACGCGCATGCGATCACTAGACACCGGAGCCAGACCGCCCAGCGCATTTGTCCTGCGCTTGATCGGATTGGTGCGCGGTGTCATCACCACGTAGCGGTAACCGTGGCGTGTGGGCATGCCTTTGATGAAAGAGCCTTTCCGCTCTTTCTCTTTTTTCACGGCGTCTTTTTTCTCGGAGAAGGCACCCGAGAACATGAAGCCGTACCCTTCGCCCGCGTTTTTGCGTCGCTTGCTCATTGCACCTGGTTCACCAGCCGGTCCAGTTCTCCGATCGTGTAATCTTCGATGTCTCTGCCCGTGCCCACCAGAATCCCCTTCTGGATCGCTTTTTCGATCAGGTCACAGATCTGATCATCGTCGTAAATCTGTTCCCGCATTGCGCTCGGCGCTTTCATCGCATCAGCCTTGGCACCAGGACAATCGCACCGATACCCAGGCCGATCCACAGCGCATTTTGTTCAAGCCACGATGTGATGCTCTGACTAGGTGCTGCCGGCGGTACGCCAGCTGCACCTGCGACACCGGGCAACTGCTGCACTGTCGTGCTCGAGGATGTTGGCATCTTTCCGGTGACGGTATAGAAAGCATGGTCGACAATCGAGCCCGCATCAGATGGCTGCGCGAAGCCGGTTCCCGTCACAAGAATCTGCAGCTGCACCTGGAAACTCTGGATCCCGGCGCTGGCCAGCACCGATGACGGCGTGACGGAAGAGCACGCGGGACAATTCACGTTGCCCACCTGCAGCCCGTAACCCGCGATGGCCGCGCGCACCGCGGCAATGATGGAATTCATGCTCTGCGTGAGCGTCACTGACCAGTTACCGGTGTAAAGCAAGTACGAACCAGTGGGTGCTCCTGCGGGAGTGCTGGGGCCCGCCGGCGCCGGCGCGATCACCGTGGGCGAGGGGGTAGCTGGAACACCGGCGCCACCGGTCGGTGCCGGTAAACCTTCCGCCGCGGCGATCGCGGCAGCGCTCGCGGGCCCGCCGATCTTTGCACCGCCGAAACTTTGCACATAGCCGGTGATGTCGTTGCCCTGGGAGTCGTAATAGGTGCCATCAGCCGGATCGAAAAATCCCGTGGTGCCGTCCGCATACGTGACGCTGAGCAGACCAGCCGGCAGCATCGGCGTGCCCTGGCCCAGTCCACGAAGGCCGGCCAGTGGCTTCGGATTCGTCCAGGGCCGAAAGCCTTGCGTCTCGCGTGCGTAGGTAACGGTTGGCATCTATCTCCTGCGACTCACCCTGTACCGCCCACCGCCGAACGCCAGCAATAGAACTGCCGGCACACCCACGAACAGCGCCCAGTTTGGAACGCCTGCGATTAGCGTGGAGTTCTCAAGAAACATTCCGAAACTCGCCGTGCTCAGGGGAACACTCACCACCGGGGAAGGCCGCGGCACGATCTGTGTAGCCGGCGCTGCCACCGTTCCCGCGGTTATCGGGATAGCCGGCACCGTGATCCTGGTTTTCCCTGGCGCTGGCATGGTGCCACTGGGGAGACAATCCCCGTATGTGCAATTCGGATCGATGCACAGCACCTGGTTCTGCGACTGGTCCAGGCACCCGCCGCTGGCAACCGGGCCCGATGGCGCACCGCAGTCCCCATACGTGCAATTTGGATCCTGGCAGTCGACGGTGTTCTGATTCTGATCCAGGCAGATCGCGGGATTCGCCTGGCCTAGCCCGTGCATACTGCGCCAGTGATGGAGAATCACGCGACTCATCGAAGCACCAGAAAGGCTGTGATCGCCAAAGCTGCGAGCGGAAGAAAGCTGGATCCACCGGTCAGTGAACTGAAAGCGCTCGAGAGCTCGCCCGTGGCTGAGATCTTCGGGGGGTTGTACGTGAACGTCTGCCCGCTGACTCCTGTTAGGCCGTACTTCGACTGCACCACGGCGCACTGCTGGACGGTTCCACCGCCGGCCTGGAACACGGCCATACACTGCAGCATCACGGGGTAAAGATCCTGGCACCCTACGCAGCACGTGGCGGTGCAAGACTTGTCGCAGAAGTGGCCGCTCGGCGTGCCTTTGCATGGCCCGGCCGGATTCAGCGTGCCATTCCCGCAATTCGTTCCACCATTCGAAGCATCGGCCCGGCCGGGGCCCTTGGTGTACGGTCCCATCTGCGCCCAAAACTGGGCCCACAGCGTCTGCACTTGCTGCATGGCCTGCGCACCGGTGAGGTACTTCGCGGGATCGCTCGAGTTGGCCGCGTCGAAGATGGCAGCGAGTCCGGTTTCCCAGGACTGCACCGCGGAATTCAGCACCTGGTTTTCTGTTTTCGCTCCCTTTATTCGCGCTTCGTGTGCTCCCCAGATCGCGGTGAAAATCAAACCGATGGCCGCGATGCCGGCGCCAATGATCGGGATGGCTGCCGCGGACAGGGAAAGCGCGCTGGAAATCGCCGGCGCCGCCACTTTCGAAGCGATCCCGGTGGCGATCGAGACTCCTGCGCCTACTTCGGAACCCTGGCCCAGCCCGCCCATATACATCGGCGTCTTCGATGCCTGCACCATCTGCGCAAAGCGCCGGCGGTGCTGCACGGGTGCGTAACCCTGCAGGTAAAGCGGCTGCTCGCGCAGCAGAATCTGGTAATGGCCTTTCCCTTCCGTCCGTTCCACGATCTCCGTGTAACGGCGCCACCGGCCAGGGACGGGAATGAAGGGGGATGCACTCATCGGCGTTTCCCCATGAGCACGTAAAGCAGCAGCGCGCCACCGCCGGCAACTGCCCAGTTGGGCAGAGACGAAATCAGCGTCGACTCACTGAGCCATGCACCGATACCGGCGCTGGCCGCGCCACCAATTCCCATATCGTTCCACACCACGCTGCCGTCAGTGGTGTTCCCGCCGGCGTCACTGAAATTCGGCATTGATGGGCCCGAAGTTCCTGCGACCAGCACCTGCTGGGTGTGGCCGTAGCCGTCCACGATCGCCTGACCGACCGCATAAGACTGGTTTGGGGCCCACGCGCCAGGGCTTGAGCCGGTGCTGCTCAGAGTTGTCCCTGGCGTCGTAAGGCTCGGCGCCGTTTGACTGCTCGGCACCTGAACGGTGGGGGATGGGGCAGGGGAAATCGGCACCGGTGCGGGATTCGCCACCACAGAACCTGGTGCTTGTCCTGGGGGTGGCTGAGGGACGGAGTACGGAACCTGCCAGGGAGAAAACCACGGCAATGGTTCAACCGGTTCCGGGCCGACTGGCCCGCATCCGAAAGCTGGGCAGGATCGCTCCCCTGTGACGATCGGCCTGACTCCCCAGGGAGATCGTGAGACGGCCGGCGAAATGGTCGGGCCCGATGACGTAGCGCCCAGCGTGATCGTGTTCTGCCGTCCGGACGCATTCACCCGGGGGATCTCACCGGTGGAACGATAGATCAGGCGGGGCGGGTTCATCGTTTGATCACCGCGAAAGCCACCACCCCGATCAGAAGCCAGGGCAGCGCTGAGGAAAAAATGGAACTGGAAACCATACTGGTGGCAGCCAGCGCACCATAGCCGGCAGATGGTGCGCCGTAACCTGGTGTGTACGGTGTCGCAAAGGAGGAGTAAGGGCTGCCGGTCTGAACCGTGGCACCGCTGGGAGTTCGCGCCGATGTCGGCGCACCCTGTGCCACCGCGATGATCTGGGGAGTCTCCGAGATGATCTGCGACGTGATCTGACTCCAATCGATGCCGCTGCCATCATCCTGGCCCAGCCCGCGGAGTCGCGCGTACCCTGAGAGTCTTCCGACTCTAGTGCGGGATCGCGTGTACCCACCGAGATCGGTGTACGTGTTATCCGTGAGTGACCAGGCGCGTTTGCGGAAATAGACTTCTGGCGAGCGGCCGAAGAAAGCGCCAGGGCGAGCCGCATCGAGCGCCACCCACGCACCGCTGCCCGGTGGCACTTCCACTTCCAGGTACACATGGGAAAATTCGCCTGGTGCATCCGGTGCAGCAGCGACGGTGACCGCGCGCGCGGGATAGCCCAGCGCGATCGCCAGCGCTCCCAGCAGCGTCGTCATATCGTCACAATCGCCGGCGCGTATCTTGAGCAGTTCCTGCGGTGGGTAAAGTTTTTCTTTTGTAACAGGATCCTTCGTATACCTGATGTTTTGCTCTACCCACGAAAACAGTGCGCCCACTTCGCCCGCTTCGTCGTGAGCGGGGATTCCGCGGACCAGATCAATGGCGAACCGGATGAAAGAGGGATCGTTTAGCGCCTGGTCGATCAGCCGGCGCATCACCACGATGGTTTGCTCGATTCCGTTGTCCCCCGGCATGAGGGGGACGCGGTAGCCTAGGAGATTTCCCGAATCAGCGACGGCGACGCGCAAGCGAAAACGCTCCGAAGGGTCGAGAGAAAAGGGGCGCCCGCCGCGGTTCCGTGAGCACAGTTTGTGCTAGATCTGCGCCACGGCGGGACTGGAATTCAATGGGGTACAGATCGCGCTCACAATGCCATGCCTTTCTGGGGGATTGCAAGGATCCTGGTGTATACACCACCGACCGACACTAGTGTTAACACTAGGTGTCGACACCGTGACACCACCCCAACACCAGGCAACACCAAAGTTGTTTTCCTGTGGAAATCATGGTAAAACTGGGTGGATTCTGGCAGCCAACCGTGGGCAGCCGGTGAAAAGGCGAACCGTGAAGCCTGAAACCGCGCCCGAAATTGGCCAAGTCGTACAAACTACTACCACAAAGCGGATTCTCGCCGCTTCTCCCATCGCAACCGAACCCAGAACCCCAGAACTGTGGGAATACCTGGCCGAAGTCGATCGAACGGCCGACTGGGAACGCCATATCATCTACGTGCACCGGGTGGATCCCACCCCCAGCGTCCCTGTGCAAAAGTGTCAGCAGTACTTCTGGTGTCCCGATAACCAGCGCGTCCCGATCTGCGACCAGCAAGAGATGGAATTCGCGCTGCAGCGGTACTTCGGCGGGAAAAAGTTTCGCCTGATGGTGAAACGTGGTGCCCAGCTGATCACAAAGGGCGAAATCTACGTCGACGCGCCACCCCGATCGTTCCCCAGCCCGCCCGATGTCACGCCGCTGCCGAACCCGGTGGCGCCCATGGGAAGTACCCTGGGCAGCAGCACAAATTCCGACATGGCGAACGTGGCAAATAAGGCGATCGATACGATTGCCGGCCAGGAGCATCACTCGCTGGCGATCGCAGTCAACGCGCTGGGTGCCACCGCGAACATGGTGGAACGGCTGGCCAAGGGTGGAGGCCAGGGCGGGGATCCCCTGCAGCAGCAATTTATGGCCGCGATGATCGCGCGCATGGCTGAGGATCCGCTGGAAAAGATTGTGAAACTGTTCGCGGTGATGCGCGAACTAAATGCGATGGCCGGCGGTGGACCGGCAGCAGCTGCAGCGATCCCCGGACTCCCGCCTGAATTCGCGCAGCAGTTGCTGAAAGCGATGTTTGACAAGTTTATGAATCCCACTCCCGCCGGCGCGCCGGTGTCCGCATCGGCCGAACTGATGCGCCAGCTTCCTCAGTTGGGCAACACGGTTGCAGAATCACTGGCAGCTTTTGCGCGTGCTCGAGAGGCAGAAGCATCGATTGTGGCCATGCAGCGCGGCCAGCCGGCGCGGCCGGTAGCACCTGGCGCACCTGCCGCACCGAATCCGCAAGTCATCCCGCCCGCAATGCCGTCACTTGTGCAACCGCCGGCGGGGAATGGAGCGCCCACCATGGAATTTGTAGAGCGCAAGATTGTTGAGATGCTGCAGCAGCCGGTGAGCGCAGAACAGGCCGCGGATGATGTCCTGGCGTTTCTCAGCCCGCTGGATGAGGGAAAAGCCGTGGAACAGCTGGCCATGCTGGGAAGAGATGGTCTGATCAAACTGTTCACCACCCGGCCGAATCTCAGGCCTGCCACCGCGAACATGGGGCGCCTGGTGGAATTCATAGACGCATTTTTGAAGATGTACGCGGAAGATCTCGCAGCTGCGCATGCTGCCGCACCGCCCGCAACAGCAGCACCTGGTGGAAAGCCACCGCTGCCGAATTGAGAAGGAAATCCGGATGAACGTAAAAGTTGGGATGTTGTTTGACTTTACGAAAGCAGCGCGGGAACGCGGTGAAAGTGTCTGCGATCTATGTAAGAAACAGATCACTGAAACTGATGATTTTGTGCTGCACATCCCTCTCCCATTGACTTCAGTTAAGGAAGTCACCATTGCCCATGCTTCGTGTTGGGAGAAAAAAGAGGGAACTATCCATTTAACTACCTAAGCCCTTAGAACTGTAGAACATGCTGACCAAGCCTCTTAGCCGCGATTTCGATGTATTCGGGGTTCAATTCCACGCCGATGCAGCGACATCCGTTTGCCCGTGCGACCAGCCCCGTCGTGCCGCTCCCAAGGAATGGATCGAGTACTGTTCCTCCGCCCGGGCAGCCTGCCAAAATGCAGGGCTTTATCAGGTCTTCGGGGAAGGTCGCAAAGTGCGCCTCAGCGAACGGCTGGGTGGTAACCTGCCAGACCGAACGCTTGTTCCGTTTGTCCGGCATGATCGCCATAGCCGCGTCGAAACTTTCATTGTTCTTCGTCCCGCTCCCTGCAGCGGCCAGTTTCCGCATCTTGTCGGCATAGGCGACCAGCCCAGCCTTCGTCCGATGCTCCGTCGCACCGTTCTCATAAGCCGTGGTGCCCTTGTGCGTGCGATTACCGGGCAGATGACGGCCCACGGCCTTCATGTTCCCATTAGTTTTTCCTCCCGCGTGATCTCGCTCGGAGCCGATCTGATTCTGGACGTCCTGCGAGAGTCGGTCATGGGTTCCGGGACTGACGGGTTCCAGGATTGCCTCTTGGTCGAAGTAGTACCGCTCGCTCTTGGAGAGCAGAAACAGGTACTCGTGAGACTTCGTACAGCGGTCGGTCACGCTCTCAGGCATCGGGTTAGGCTTAGACCAGATGATGTCCTGCCGCAAGTACCAGCCATCGGCGCGGAGCGCGAAGGCCAACATCCAAGGGATGCCCACCAAGTCTTTAGGCTTGAGGCCGTCGACGCAGCGGCTAGGGCATTCGGTAGAGCCGCGCTTGGTCTGCTGTTTCTCTCCCGCCTTGTCCGTCTCCTTGCGCTGCCCACGGTGAGCCGAATAACTGTCTCCGATGTTGAGCCACAGGGTTCCGTCATCTCGCAGCACGCGCCTGACTTCGCGAAAAATGTGTACGCCGTGCTCCACGTAGAGTTCGGGGTTTGGTTCCAATCCAAAGCAGCCGAGCCACGCTCCACAGCGGCAGAACTGGCCGTGTTCGATGGTTTCCCGTTTCCATCCGACGCGCTTTTCCGGGGGCTGTTCTTCGTCGCGTCCATTGCGCGTGTGCTGCCAGCGGCGCTTATCAACATAGTTCGTTTCGGACGTTGGCGCTCCGAACTCGAAACGATGCTCACAGGCTGGATCGCCGTCCCATATCGAAGGCAAGATGCCGTAATTTCGCAAGCCCCAATAGGGCGGGCTGGTAACGGTACAGTGGATGGATTCGGAAGGCAGCGCGGGGAGAATGTCGCGCACGTCTCCGGCGTAGATGGTGACGCCGTTTTCCTCGAAGCAGGGATCAGGCACGTTTCACTCGCTTCTTGCGCTTGCGCGGTTTGGGCTGCTTCGACTTCGGGCGGTAGTTCAGAACGACATCGGCGATCTGCTCAAGGGCTTTGGGCGCTTTCATGCCGTCAACCCCGCGTAGGTCAGGCGCTTCCCGCTGACCGCTTCGATCATCGAATCCAACCGCTCAAGCGAGTGCCGCTTTACGTTGCCTTCGTTCAGCCGGAAGGTGAACTCGTCCAGATAGCGGCGAAGGTGCTTGCCGCTCATGCTGTGGTAAACGCCATAGTAGCCGCGTTTCAGAACGGCCCAGACGCTCTCGATGCTGTTCGTGTGGGCAAGGCCAGCCGCGTATTCGCCAGCCGAATGATTCACCGTATCGTGACGGAAAAACAGACCGTCGAGGTCAGAGAACATCAAGTGCTCATCGGTGTAGAGTTGGGAGCCGAGTTCGATGTTGTCATGGATGCGCTGCGTAGCTTCTTGCAAGCTCCGCTCTGGCATGGTTGCGGCGAAGGTTCGGCCCGTGCCACGCTCCCGCATTCCCAGGACCGCAGTCTTTCCGACCGACCCGCGTCCGGCTTTGAGCTTCTTGTGCTCGTGTTTGTTGCGCTCCTTGCCTCCGATGAAACACTCGTCCAGTTCCACGATGCCCTTGAGTTTGGTAAGTTTCGGCCCACCGCAAGCCTCTCTCAGCCTGTGCAGCATGAACCATGCGGACGATTGCCGGATGCCGATCTCCTTCGCCAGTTGCATGGAAGAGATTCCCTTCCGAGCCGTCACGAGCAGGTACATGGCGTAGAGCCACTTGTGCAGCGGGATATGCGACCGCTCGAACACCGTCCCTGTACGGATGGTGAAATCCAGTTTGCAGGGGTTGCAGCGGTAGAAGCCGCCCTTGCGCGTGGTGATGTTCCCCGAGGCTTTGCAGGCGGGACAGATCACGCCGTCCGGCCAAAGGCGCGACTCCAAAAACAGCCGCGCAGACTCGGCATCGGGGAACATCTCGAACAGTTGAAACGTGCTAATTGTGCTTCTGCTCATGTACGTAGTCTAGTTAACTCCCTTGCGTTTGTCAAGGGAATTAAATGGATAGTTCCCAAAAAAGAGCCAGGGGATTTATGCGCTATGCGCTCGCTGTCGGAGTGAAACTGCAGCTGCCGCACCTGGCGGAAAGCCACCGCTGCCAAACTTGAGCCATGGATAGCCCGAAGACTTTCGAAGAGTGGGCCCAGCAGAATCCATGGATCCCGTGCGAACTGACGCCGCTAGTTTCGGAAGGCTACCGAGCCCATCTGCAAAATTGCTGGAATGCCGCACTGGACGCGGCACACCGGCGCTTTGTGCAGCATCTGGGCGAGCACTTCGTGGTGAGTGATGAAGAGAACAATTTTATCGGCCGAATCCTGACCGAAGTGCGAGTGAGCCCGGAAGAGGAAAAGCGATTAAATACGCGCTCGCTGTCGAAGTGAAACTGCAGCAACTGCCGGACGATGAGCCACTGCCCGAACCGCGCCCAGGGGATGATCCAATGGCAGCGCTGGGTAGCACCATCACCGCCGTTCTGAGGGGTCCGATGGTCCACGCTCGCATGCCGCAGGCGTTCATGGGCTCACCGGCCGGTTTCGAATTCAGAAAGCAGGTGGAGATCACAGTGTCTGATTTTCATGGTTTGGCTGGCGTCATAGCCAAGTTTGACAATTTGGTTTCAGACATCGAAACCGAAAAACTTGCATCTCATTCTTAACCTGTTACTTTAAGTTATAGAGAGTGGAGAACGCACACCCCATGACGGCGCCAGCACGACAGAGCAGGGAAGATGCAAAGGCCTACACAAACCAGACTATTCCTTGCGTCGACTGCGGCACAGATTTCACCTGGACCGCAGACGAACAGGCTTACTACGCCCAGCAGCGATTCCAGCATCCGCCAAAACGATGCCGAGAGTGCCGGAAGAAAAAACGCGGCCAGCGCTGAGATCCAGCGCGCGCGTGACATCTTGCGGGATGTGCTGCTGCGCGAAGATGAAACCGAAGAGATCGTGCTGCTGGGGAAAGTCTCCCAGTCCCTAAACGAGATGGCTTGCACTCTCGACTCCCTGGCCGGCCTGCAAATGATGTTCGAGAATTGGGGATCGTGACTTTCGTAACTGTTACTTCAGGTAATCGCCCGATTCCTTTGGAACTGCAGATGCATCAGAATGGGTGGCATGACTCCCCCAATCCGTAAGTCGGAAACTTTCATCGAGTGGATGCTGCGCTGGTTAGAATTGAACCGCGCGCGTCTACAGGCTCGCCAGGTTCAAACTTCACAGCGCAAAAGCGCGTGAGAAAGGGGGTCCGCGGAGATCGCCAGAGCTTAGAGCCCAGCGTGGGGAACGCTGGGCTTTTTACTGCCTGGCCTGTGAACGCCTTCGGAAAAGTAGTCTTACACTTGTAAGTATATGACCGGCTAGGAGATTGTTACCCTAATTTTTCCCTTGACACGGAGTCATGCTACGAAATACATTGCATGACATGAAGAAGGCACCACAGGCTGTAACCATCAGGCCCACGGCAGAGGACAATCGGATTCTGCGCGATCTCTGTAAGAAGCTGGGCGGGACCGCTACCTCCGTGATCCGCCATGCGTTGCGCGTTCTGGCAGCCAAGGAGGGTGTTTCTACCCCGTGACCACCCTGCGCCAACGTCCGATAACAGGCCGGATCTTTGCCACCAGCGACGGCAGCCGCATGGAATCAGACGGCGATTTTCTGCGCGCGCTGCGCATCAGCGAGAAAGGCCAGGCGATTGTGGAATTTGCCGTGATGCTGCCCATCTTCGTGCTGATCGCCATGGGCCTGATCGATCTGCAGTGGATGCTGAAAGATGCGGCCGACATCGATTACATCGTGACCGAATCGGCACGCTGTGAGGCTTCCCAGCTGGCCATCTGCGCTGCACCCAATTCCGCCCAGGGATATGCGCTCAGCATGGCTAGCAGTCTGCGTCTGGACACGGCCACGATGCAACTGACCACCCCGCCCTGCGTCCAGATCTGCAGCGTGAGTATCGCGTATCCGTACAAGGCGCTGGGAGCGTGGTTTCCAGCGCTCACGATCCGACGAACCGGCATGGCCGCCGTGACGCCACCGCCAGGGAGTTGAAGCCGATGGATGACACGAAGTACTTCGAGCAGGCAGTGACGGAGTTCTGTTTACAGCGCTCCATGCGGATCAAAGTGGCGGATCTGTCTATGGGCGAACTGTCACTGCTGCTGCGCCGTGCCCAAGAATTGAAAGAGTCGGATTTGCGGAGCGTCCAGAGATTTTCCGCAGCTGATCCACAGGAAGTTCTTTCCCGCAAGTGATTCGCGGGTTGAGAGTTTATGTACAGTGAGCAGCTTTTTCACAGCACCTACTGCTACTGGTTTATGTACTTGGTTGTAAGTACAGTCTTTTGACTTTTGCTCATGGTTAGATTTTTGGTACTTACCAACAATCGCGCGCGCGAGGAAAAAATGACGGACAAACTTCTGACTCAGCGGGAAGTGGCGGTGATGCTGGGAGTGTCGATCAAGACGCTCCAGATCCTGCGCCGCACTCGCAAAATCGGATTCGCCCGCTTTGGCTACCGCACGATCCGGTTCCGCGAATCACAAGTTTATGAATTCTTGAAACGGCGGGAACAGGCAGTGATCTCCGCTGAGTCGATCGGTGGAGTCTGCTGCCGATGAAGTTCAAAACGACAGCCAGCGATGTACTGTGGGCCCTTGTCGGACTGGCGATATTACTGATCGGAATCTTCTGGACCTGGTGGGCAAAATGACCGTCGACACTCGCAAGTTCACGCACACGTTCACCACGGGTGAGCGAAATCTGATCATCTTCGCGCTGGGGCTCATCTATCCCGGCCTGATCCGCACGGAGACGATGCAGCTGGTGAGTCCGTTGCAGTATCTCGATCTGGCCAGCCGCCTGATCGATCAGCCCGCGGATTCGCCGGCGAAGTCTGGCACCGCCCAGGCGCAGATGATTCTCTCTGCCCCACAAGTTTCAGCGGATTCGCCTACGGTGAGCGACAAGCCAGTAATGGGAAGTCGTACCCAGCAAGTGGCGAGCACTGGCGAGTGTTCCGGAAAGACGCAACCGGTATCCGCTGAAAACTCATTGCGTGACCGCTGGGCCCATGGCAGGAACGGGAATGCGATCACAGAGATCCCCAAGGGTGCGGAAACATTCACGGTGGACCTGCAGACGGTGAAAGACAAACCGACGAACGGCAAGGACCGAAAAATTGTCAGCTTCACGAACCCCGATGGCCGTGGCTGGCTGGAAGCATCTGCCTGGGATCCCGAGCTTTTCCCGTACCTGGCCAATCGCATCGGCCAGCGCACCACGCTGTACATCACCCGCAAGGAAAAGTATCTCAACATCGTGGGCTTGCGCGCATGAGCGAAAACTATTCATTCGCATGAAATTCGAACACTCAACGCGCGGCATTTTAGACGTTCGCTCAATCATTCTGGACGAACATCCAGAACCTTTACAGCAGCGTGAATGCCGTCAGTGTGGCAGCACAATTTTTTATGCTGTGCGCGTCGCGCACGTGGTGGACGATACCACGATCGTGGAACACATGGCCATGTGCGAAGGGTGTAACAGAATTGTCGATCTGCAATGAATTCAGACCGCAACAAGCCGATGCAGAGGATCACAATGCAGGATCTCGATAATTCCATTACCCAGGCACAGCGCACCACCTGCCTGAATCAGCGCCGGCAGATTAAGTGCCCGATCTGCGAAGCGCCGAAGGCCTACGGCCACTGTCTCTGCCAGCGTTGTTTCCATTCGCTCCCAGAGAGCATACGCGGTGGCCTGTATCTGCTGGCGCTGGCCAGCGTCGACGCGCTGGACAAGTGGATCCAGAATTTTCTGGCCGCGAAAGACTATCTGCGCCAGATGGGAATGGGGGAAACCGCGTGAACCTGGTAGAGCAACACAAGCGAGTAGTTAACGATTGGTTTGTAATCGAGTCCGGTCAAGACGGAGCGAAAGCTGTGATCGTTCACGGGATCCAAACTGCAGCCGATGAGTTACACCGGCAAATGTGCGATTGCGGTGGTTTACGCTGGATCGACTGCGAAACGCCTGGACTAAAGAAAGATGTCGAGACGCTGTTTGATTCCGCTGACTGGACCGATTCAAATGATGGGTTGCCGTTCCGGTGGCAACTTAATTTTGAGGATGGCTATGTGCGGGTGGTACGCATCACTGATCAGGTCACAGCGCGCGCACTGCTACATGGCCAGAATCTCAAACATCTCGAATTATCTTTCTCCGTTCCCCTGATCCCGCCATCCGTGAATCACTACAAGGCGCCCAAGGCCCGCGGTGGGTACTACGTGACGCCAGAGGCGAAAGCGTTCATCGATGCCGTTCCTGTTTTCGCCCGTCCCGCCGCACCACGCACCTGGCCCTGGTTTGGCACCGATTCCAAAACTGGCCACGGCAAACCGGCGCGCATTTTCTATGAAGTGGAATTGATGTTCCACATCCACCGCCCGCGCTTTCTCGCCGGCGATTCCGACAACCTGGAAAAAGTGGCGTTTGATGCGCTCACCACCTGTGGTGCGATCACAGATGACCGTTATGTGAAGTATCACAGTAACCGAGCGCTGCCGGTGGATTCGCCGGGCGATCAGCGCACGGAATACAGCATTCGAATCGTGGGAGAACCTTAGATGAAGCACCATCGCAAAAAGAAAGAGAAACCGGATGACGCACCGAAGCGCCACGTGGACACGATGGAATTCCTGCCCGTGGCTTACACCCCAGCGCAGCTGCTCGAGATGGGAACCCGCCTGGCCCGCACCACCCAGGAGAAAGAGCAGGTAGAAGAGCGGTTCGAATCGCTGAAAGCTGATCACAAGGCCACCACTGAATCACTGGACAAAAGCCTGCGCCAGCTGACCCGGCAGATCAACGTGGGGACGCATTACGAAAACGTTGACTGTGCTTGGATCCTGGAGATGCCCACCCACCACGAAAAGCAGCTGGTGAGGAAAGACACGGGCGAGATCGTGCGCACCGTGCCGATGGAGCGCGGCGATTACCAGGAAGTGCTGATTCCGGCAGCGATCAAGTCTGATGTCCCCCTGGTCGCAACTGGCACCGCGGTGACGCTACCGCCGGCCAAGGATGGGAAAGCTGCAGCTGCGAAAGATTCCCCAGAGCAGGGAGCGCTCCTATCGTGAAGATCCTGCTACTGCTGGGAAGCGCGTTTGTGTTCGGCGCCGTGATCTGGCTGGTGAGCAGCGCTCTATCGGTGGCTGGCTGGGCTGCCCTGGAAGTGCTGGGGATCATGGCGCCGTACACGCGCGCGTTCTGGATCCTTCTGGGGATCGCGTTCTTCTGGTACGGCTGGTATTTCCATTGCCTCTGGTGCTTTCACCGCTGGGACACGAAACGGAACCAGGTGACTGATCGGTGCGTGCGGTGCGGTTCGATCCGATTCAAATGAGCACCAAATGAAAAACTACTTCCCCAGGCGCCGGCAGAAAGATCCCATCGGAGCGGTGCCGTGCGAGTAGGTAGCCTGTTCACCGGGATCGGCGGATTCGACAAAGCGGCAGAGGAGTGTGGATGCACGATCATCTGGCAGAGCGAAGTAGAGCCGTTCTGTATCGCGGTACTCAAGACGCGGTTTCCGAAGGCGCAGCGGGCGGGCGATATACGCGATTGCCGTGGGTTGACCTCATCTGTGCCGGTGTTCCGTGCTAGGACGTTTCCGTCGCCGGCAAACGGGCAGGGCTCAAAGGGGAACGCACTGGATTGTTTTATGAGTTTGCGCGGATCCTTAGAGAGCTTCGACCCACTTGGTTTCTCTTCGAAAATGTTCCCGGACTTCTCAGTTCAAACGGTGGAAGAGACTTTGCAGAAGTCCAGCGTGTTCTCATGGTCGAGTGCGGGTATGGGATTTGCTGGCGTGTGCTCAACAGCCAATTTTTCGGAGTCGCCCAACGCCGCCGCCGTCTCTTCGTTGTCGGACGTTTTGGAAAGCCATGTCCCGCAGAGATTCTTTTTGAGCTCGCGAGCGGCAGCGGGAGTGCTTCGCAGAGCAACCAAACGTGGTCGGATATTGCCAACACGCTTACAGAAGGCACTGGAAGAGTTGGCAGCAAGGGATGCGACGATGGGGCGAATCTGTCCATCACCTTTGACTCCAAATCTGGTGGAGACTTCCGACCATCAATCAGCGACAAAGCCCACTGCACCAGACAGCCACGAACAGCAGTCCTCGTACTGGGACGAGACGCAAATAACGGACACTCTGGATTCCAGCATGCTGGCAAAAGGTCAGATGATGCCAGAGAAACGGCGTTTTCCCTGCGTTCTGACCCCGGAGGGATCGGTCAGGGCCACAACACAACATTCGCGATCACCGAAAACATGCGGAACCGATCTCAGGGCCCAGCCAACTATGTCAGTGCGCCGTCTGACGCCAACGGAGTGCGAGATTTTGCAGGGCTTCCCGAAGGCATGGACAGTGCCAGATACCGAGCACTGGGGAACGCCGTCACGGTCCCCACGGTGCGCTGGATCATCGAAAGGATAAAGCGCTGCGCATGAGGATCTACATCTACGCTCGAGTGTCCACTAAGGACAAAGGCCAGGACGTGGAGAATCAACTGCGCCAGTTGCGTGAATTCGCTATTACTCAGGGCTGGGACATCGTACACGTGTTTGTGGATCACGAAACCGGTTCGATTTCCGACCGCAAGGAATTCCAAGCCATGATGCTGGGCTGTAGTCAAAGGAAAGCGGACCTGGTGCTGTTCTGGGCCCTGGACCGGTTCACGCGCGAAGGCGCGCTGCCCACCCTGCAGCATCTCAATACGCTGACATCCTACGGTGTGGGGTTCAAGAGTTTCACCGAGCAGTACCTGGACAGTTGCGGGATCTTCAAAGATGCGGTGATATCCATTCTGGCCACGATCGCCAAGCAGGAACGGCAAAGGATCCGGGAAAGAGTGCTGGCCGGCCTGGAGCGTGCCAGGGCAAACGGCGCCCGGCTGGGACGGCCAAGGGTTGCGGTGAACATCGACAGGATTGCCCACTGCCGCGCCGCCGGAGACTCCTGGCGAACGATCGCGTACAAGATGGGGATTTCCACCGGAACTGCGCACCGCGCCTTAAAAACGCGTGCCAAAAACCCTGTGAAAAACCGTCGAGCTAAGTAGCCTGTTTATGCGGGGTTAGAAGCCGTTCATTATACGTTCCAGAAAGACTTGTTTTTTGAACACGATGCTGCGAGACCAGCGAGTGCGAAATATCCGGATATGGAGTTGTGGTGGCTGCTGGCCATGTTGCGTTTGCGGGAAGGATACGGCGAAACGCCGCGTAGAAGCGCCGCCAGCTCCAATCGTGCTGTGGCTGCGGTTGACTTACTTCGCGGACACGAAGTATCCAAATCCGCCGACAGTCGGTGGCTCGTTGTGTCTGGGCTGCGCCAAGCGCATTTCTTCGCGGCTCGACGCCGTGATCGAGCAGATCGAGAGTAAGTACAAAAAGGATTGGAGGACAGAAAATGGCGGAAGCCGAGTTGAGAATCGCCCCCAGGGTCCATAGCGATCGACTTGCAGAGATAGCGTCTCTTTCATTGAAATCTGGTAGTCACACGCCGGATTCAACCTTCTGTGTGATGGAAGCTGCGGCCTATGTAGCGGGTGAGCCGTGGTCTGACCATCCCGCATGTGTAGATGCCGTGATCTCTGATCTCCTGATTCGCGTCAACGATTCAC